GCTATCCTGCTAAACAACAGGGATTGAGGAAAATTTTGATCTTGTGGAAAAAATACTATTATTGGAATATTTTGATATAAAAAAAAACACTCTAAGAGGCATTTCTCAGAGTGTTTTTTTCCCTTTGTTTGTTTTGTTATACTATTCTGAAGCGACTAGGGCTTTTGCGACTTTTTCAGTCGCAGTTTCGCCTTTGAAGTTCCTAACAATATCGCCTTGTATATAAGTAATATATAATTTCAATTTCTTATATTCAGTTTCGCCTTTTTGGTTTTTTGTCTTAACAACAAGAGATTCTTTTTCAAAAATCTTATTGTTGTCAGTTTCAAAGTCGCAAATAGACTTGTATAAGTCGGGCATTAATTGACTTACTAGATATTTATTAGATGAAGTATCAGAGTTTAGCACGTGTGTTTCTGCTCTAAACTTCGCTTCAATAGTTGGAAATCCCTTGCGCATATTATTCCACATTACATCAGACAATTGACCTGCTTCGTGCATTTGGTCAAGTTGCTGATTTTGCTCTAGTTCACGATTATAGTCGCTTTGTTCTAGTTTCTTTTTGTGGCTATGTTTCATAGACGATTGGGTTTTATCCTTTTCTGACATATTTATTGTTCCCCTTTCATTTTCTTATTTTTAGGGTTTGCAACCTTGCCTTTAGTTTGAGTAGATAGGTAGTAAAGGTGGGTAATAGGTTTTTCATTTTTGAGGTGAAAACTATTATTATTTTGGTAGATGTCGTGAATAAAAAAATCACAACTGAAGTATGGATTTATTTTAGGCATTAAAAAGAATTTATTGCCTAGAGTGTTTCTTCTTATAATAATTATCCCTTGAGATTTCATTAATTTATTAGTCACTTTATTAATTGGGTGAATTGTATAAATAGGTGAATTTGCAAAGGTATTATTATAATGAATATTATGGATTAAGTTCGCAAAGTGTTTATTATCTATCCATAATTGGAACGACTTTTTATAGGTGTTCGTGTTATGTAGTTGATAAATGAAACTCTTTGAAGATTTAATATAATCGCTTTTTGATGTGTAATCTGAAGTGTATTGATTATTTGCTATATTCATTTTCTCTCGTCCTTTCTTAATCATAAAACAAGTTACAAATTTTCTTCTTTAAGTTCCACACAATAAGACCAATTAGACAAGATAGTTCGCTATCCAAAAATTCATTTTATATAGTGTAAGGAGTGGATCCTTAATTTACGTTTTTTTGGTAAATTCAGATCCCGCGACTGAAACTCAAAATGCCTTTGTCCTTTGCTCTGGAATAAATTAAATAATAAAGTATTGCGAACAAATACAAGCTTTGTTTTCGCTTGTACTTTGGCTGCGATACTGTTAGGAGAAATTACTCAAAGAAAGAAATCACGCTTTTTCTTTTTGTGATCCCTTTCTTTGAGATTATTAGCAAAGGATCAAAATTCTTTCTCGCAGATTATTAGCACAAGATCAAATTATTAAGCGTATGCCCTTTACTCGTGTTTGTTGAGTAAAGGCTACCTTGTGGATAAAGCGACTCAATTCCAATAGAAATAGTAGATAAAACTCTTGATATTTAACTGAGCGAGGAGGCACTCTGAGCGAATTAAATGTCAGAGAGTTTTAAGTAATCTCTTACTCTAAACAACTTGCTTGACAAATAACAAATTTTTTGTGTATCTTTTTCTCTTGAAAACACAAAAACATTTTGTTTGTCAAATGCAAGTTGCTCAAATTATATAGAGATTACACATTGAATTGAGTCGCTTTATCAAATCTAATATATACGCGGTATGCGAGTACAAGCATTGTACGAGCATATAATAGATTTGATCTTTTGGTGATAATCTGCGAGAAAGAACTCGGATACTTTTTCCATAGGAATTTGGAATTTTCAACGAAGTTGGGAATTTTCAATTCGGAAAAAGACCGGAGGGCTTTTTGATATAAAAGAACGACACACAATATTGTGAAATTTTTGAAAAATGAATTTTTATAGCTCTCTATCCAGTATTATAGGAAGGATTTTACGATTTCTCGACAAAGTTCCTCTGGAACAGCTTGTCCGTATATTTTTCGATAGGTTCCCTTGCTAGTACCTCTAGGTGCAGGCTCGTGGTGACATTCTCTGTTACCTGCCTTACACATCTCTCTAGGTGTCCAAGTGTGAGAGTTGGTCCATATATCTGTTGGTTTCATTGTTATATTACCGTAAGAACAATATGTGACACTAAGCCTATTCTCGAAGTAATCCATTATAGGTAATTTACGTAATTTCCCTATAGGATTTTCTATAAAGTATAATTTCGGGGATAATTCTCTTATAATGTCTATAGTTTTCTCTACAATAGAGATACCCAGAGAGGCTTCTTTTGTTTTTGGTGTACTATCTTGATTCCAGTGGTGTCCTATAGATGCTACAGAGAAATAAGTACAAGGAGGGCTTGCCCATATAACATCTGGAGTGCCTCCTAGCTCTTTTATAGCTTTTTTGGTGTCAAATTCGAATATATCGCATACCTGGTCTATTTTTTCTAAAGGTTCTATATCTGTTGTATACGTTTTTAGTTCGTACTCTTCTGCTATCTTACTAAAACTACGAGAACCAGCAAAAAGTTCCAGGGTTTTCAACTTTTTTTCCATAATTCGCGGTAATACTCTGAGTATTGAGTGTTTTTTTTAAATATAATTTAATAATTTTATTTTTTTAAGAGCACCGAGTATTAAAGATAATAATTTCCTTTTATTATTGTCAACAATTATTTACTATTATTGTTACGTCGTACGTTTTTTTTAAATAAATTAAAATAAGTATTGACATTGGTTAGAAAATAGTTTTAAATTGCTTTGATTGTTAAAAAATAGGGAGATAAAACAATATGAAATTAGACATCGGAGGACATAACTATACCGTGATATGTGAGAACTTAACTCACGAAGATTCATCAAAAGAATTATATGGTAGACACCTCGTAAAGCATAGTCAGATATTGATAAATAATCAAATAGACGATTCAAGACAAAAAGAAACATTAATCCACGAAATATTACACGCGGTTTTGGTAAACGCGGGTCACGACCACGACGAGGGTCTGATTGACGCAATATCTAATGGATTTCATCAACTAGGAGTAGGAGAGTACTTATGGAAAAAAGCACAAAAGAAATCTTAGAAGCAAAGCAAGAAGGTAATTATAGTAAGGTACAGAAATTACAACAAACACTAAGCAAGCCTTTTAAGAAGATAAATGCTATGAATAAAGAATACAATAAGCAAGAACTTCCACAAGCAAAAACAATGGAAGATACGGTAGCTTACATTAAAGAAAATTACCCGGAAACTGAACAAGACCTTCAAAAAGTATTAAATAAGATGTACTTAACATTTTGCAAAAAACAATTTGATTACGGCCCAGGCAATATTGCTATGGGAACTTCACTTAAAACGGAAGAAGAAATCAATATGGCTTTACTAGGTATTATAGTAAGGCTGAACGATAAGATAAACAGACTAGTTAACCTTTCAACTAAACATAACTTCGAAGCAAAGAACGAACCAATCGAAGATGCGTTTTTAGATACTGCTATATATGCAGCGATGGCGTTAATAGTCAAAAACCAGAAATGGGGTAAATAAATGGCAAAAGCTAAGAAAACAAAAAAAAGAGCATATCCGAAAGCAAAACTAAGATTTTGGGATAGAGTAGCTCGAGGTTGGAAAAAACTATTTTCATCAGCTTGGAGTAAATAGTGGCTAGTATAAAATGGTCAGAAGATGAAGTTCGTATAATAGACCAATACGACCGTACAGCTAAATCAGCTTTCGTATTATATCAAGAAATGAGAAAAGCTGGATATAATAGAACGTACAAAGCAGTTACGCGAAAAATAGAGTCTATGGGACTTAGAAAACCCACTAGATATACAACAGGACACGAAATTACCATAGGATATTTAGATATTGAATCTACTGGATTTAGTGCTAATATAGATGTTATGCTGTCTTGGTGTATAAAAGGTAGAGGAGAAAAGAAGGTTGCTGGAGCTTGTATAACAAGAGAAGAGCTGATGTCTGATAAGTCAGACTCTAGAATTGTAGAGCTTCTAGTTGAGGAAATGAATAAATATGATGTTATCTTTACATATTATGGAACAAGATTTGATATTCCATTTATAAGAACAAGAGCATTATATCACGGAACTTACTTTCCTATGTATAGACAAAAATCACATAAAGACTTATATTATGTGGTAAAGTCTAAACTTAAGTTACACAGGTCATCTTTGATGGCTGCAACCGAATTTTTCGGTATTGATGGAAAAACTAGAATAAAACCAGAATATTGGCAAAAAGCACGTTGGGGAGATAAAAAATCTTTAAAATATGTTTATGAACATAATATCGCTGATGTAGAGATATTAGAGGATTTGCATAGAAAATTAGAAGATTTCGCACCTCCTAGTGTTAATCCAATTTAAGGAGAAATAATGACGAAGAAAGAAAAAGGTCAAGAACAGGTTATTAATGTAGAAGGAAGAGATGTTAAATTTAACATTGAAGACTTAAGCGATGAATCAAAAGCTCAGTATGCAAGAGCTAATCAACTTGCATCTGAAATTGTTCAACTAGAACAAGTGCTTAGCGAAAAACGCTTTATTGTCAACAATTATGTTTCTTTTGTAGTTAATGAGCTAGAACCTAAGAAATCTGATTCAGATGATAAATCTTAAAGAAAATGGAGAAAAAGGGTTGTTCACATCCAAAACTTATGAGTGGACAACCCCTAAATGGCTATTTGATGAGTTGTCAAAGGATTTTGACTTTGATTGTGATGTTTGTGCAAATGATTATAATTCTTTGTGTAAATATTACTTCACAGAAGAAAATACTTGTCTTGATAAAACTTGGCATAAAACAAATTTTATGAATCCTCCATATGGATATGGAATAGGCAAATTTATAAAAAAGGCATATGATGAAACAAAAAACAACGGATTTTGTACTGTAGCTGTTTTACCAGCTAGAACAGATACAAAGTGGTTTCATAACTACATATATGGAAAAGCTGATATTATATTTGTCAAAGGTAGATTAAAATTTGGAGGCGGAAAAGATAATTTTGATGCTCCGTTTCCCAGTATGTTAGTATTTTGGGGATTTGATAAATCGGTAAATTCTTTGATGAAAAGAATAAATTCTAGAGATATCAACCCAAGAGGAAATATTATTGACAAAAAGAAAGAAAATTAGATATATTTAATGAAGAGCAGAACAATTAAAAATGTTGAACACTTTCTTTATGATAATGTGGAAGAGTTCAGGACTCATCATTCCGGAATAGGTCTGGTTGAAGATTGGAGACATTCCAATACTAATGATTGGGTTTTAACAGACGATGGAAAGGTTTGTAAGATTCTCCATTTAGGAGAAATGAAAAACAATAAGAAAACCAGAACATTTGTTAGAACAGTCATCGGTTCTTTTGTTTGTAGCGATACAGCTAGAATGGAAGGACCTATGAGAACGAATATGTATACTTTTTCTAAGGATGGAGAATCTCCTACTGTTAGAAGAA